CTACCGTATTGTGACGTGATGCGCGCCGGACAATAGGCCGGCGATCACGGCAGTCAAAACGGCGGCGAGGGTCGTCCCGATGCATCCGTAAAACGTCCATTTTACGGGCAAGAACTCCGCTGTGCTGACAAACTGCAGTACACGATCCTCCAGGACCCTTATTCGCGTTGCGCTTACGGCTATTTGGACTTCGCAGTCTGAAACCCGTCGCAGGAGTTCATCCTGGTTCGAGCGGATCAGGCCAACGTCCGACCGAAGACCGATATCTGTGATGTCTTGCATGGATGGCCATTCGCTCCGGGCCCGGCATGGACCAAAGCCTGGATTTAAGCGTGACTGTGCGGCGAATTTGCCAGCGCGGTCACGCGACCAGATGAAGTGAGCACACTCTGTCGGGTGGAATCACCGCCAGTGCTTCACGATGATGACGACGTCAGAGGAATAGGGACATTCGTAGCGGCAAGCGGGTAGTCCAGATTCCAGGACGGGCCGAGATCGGACAGGATGTCCCAACCAGCGGGGCGGGGTCTCTGCGAATAGTTGTCGGTCACCGCATTCCCGCGCCCGATTGAGGTGCTGCCATAGGGATAGAAAAGGGCACATAGCTCGGGGTTGTTCACAGGCGCACGCGCCAGGCGGATCAGCAGATGAGTTCCATCGACCCGTTCGCATGATATGGCAGGAATGATCGGGCCGGGTGCGCCATTGGCACCTCCGTCCATTACGGCGAAGCCTTTGCCCGTCGCAGCCTGTCGTGGAACCATCAGGTCGTTGCCGGCATCATGCTGTATCGTAACGTGAAGTTCCGTCCCGGATCTCAAACTGGCCTGAATGATGCGCGGCCCGCCTGCGGCGGGTAAGGCAGTCGGCAGCTCCATTGAGTCCTGCCGAAACCCGGTCTTCAGAACGGCCCGCGCTACAATCGGGGCGGCCAGGCGCGCAAATCGCCGATTATCCTCAGCGTCGCGATGCGCCCAGTCGCCACCGGTCGCATGGCCCGTCGTCGGATTCCAGACGGAATCCCTGGGATTGCTATCGGCCGTCTGTAGATTTCCAAGCACGACACCTGTCGTGGGATCACGCGCGAGCGACGAAATCGCCTGCCGATGCATGAGCATCCCAGCGTCTGTGCCGTATGGTATAGCGCTCCACCAGATCAGCGGCAGCCGGTCAGGCGTCCGCCCAACCATGGCACGGATCAGTCCGAGAAGCCGCTGAGCGGCCCTGGTGAACCGGTTGAGCTCGTTGTACTCACGAAGACTATCCGTTTCATTCCAGGGCCAGATGATCGCGCACAATTCTGACAGATCTTCAACATCAAGGCTGGTGATCGCTTGGCGCAATGCCCTGCCATCGGCACCCAAGGACCAGGTCGCGGGGTCTGAGCCATCCATTGGATCTCGCAGGAAACTACCTGGATAGGTTCCGGCGACCGCCTGATAAAGGCCATGCCCACTTTGCATCGTGTAGCTGGTTGGATTACCGGCTGATGCGAGTACCTTGTATCCAAGAGCCCCAACGTGCCAGGCAACGCCCTCCGCTAGCAATTCTGCCGCCCCGTCATTCAACGCGTAGTTGATCGCGTTGGACTGGCCATTGACGACGAGAAGGATTCCTTTGCGTGGTCCCCGGGTCCAGCGGCGGGCGTGCGCGAGCACTATTTCGACCTCTGAATCGGAAGCCGCGCCGGACCACTCAGCCGCTTCGTGGAACCAGCACTGTGCGCCACCGCCGCCGGTGCCATCGTGAAGAAGCAGGACTGGCCCCCTCGGTGCGACCGCAAGCGGGTTGGCGGCAGCCTGGACAACGCATGCATCGTCCAGCCAGACATCCACACCGCGGCTCGGTGTGTGTCGCAGGATGAGCGAGTGAGTATGCCGCCGTGCCAGATTGTTCGTCAGCACGACCGGCTGAAGACTGGGAAACAGAACGAGCCGATTTGTGGCGGCAGTGCTGTCAACCTGCAGAATTGGCGTCCCGTTCACGGACAACAGCGTGACCGGGTCGGTGTCCCGCCCGGAGTCGTGACGTCGGTCCGGACGGGACCAGACCAGGTACCAGGTCCAGGGCCGGTTTGCCGCGAAGCTGGTACGGTTCAGTCTAAAGCCCAAATCCGGGTCCATGCGTGGGGCAATCAGGCCGGTGCTTTCCGATGCAAGCCCCGCGCCGCCAAGATACCCCGAAAGTCGGGGGACTGCTCGCGCCATGCGGTCCGTTGTCAATGTCGCATGAGCGTAAAGAGGCTCGTTGCCGCCAGACAAATCCTTGATTGCGGCAATCGGCTCCCGCCAAGAAGTTACCGGCCGAGTCTCGGGATCAAGAAATCCAGCCAGCGTGGCGGCATCCCACCACCCGAGGAGCCCCGGGATGGATGGGATGAGAGAGGTGGCGGCCCCGTCAGGCGCCGAGCCTCCAGCAATGGCGAGCGGTCGCCACAATCCGACCTGACCACCGCCGACGGAGAGAGTGCTCTCCGGACTAAGTCTGATCACGCTCATTCAAAGCACCGAGAATGGCGTGGCGAATACCGTGCTGGCGCTGCCATCCATTCCCTCAGCCCAGGCATACCAAGCGCCCGGTGAATCCGGCGTGGCGACGTACGCGCCCCAAACGTCTGTGTTGACATGTACTGCCGGGGTCCAGCTTGCCGGCCGTATCGTCTCGGACGTGGAAAACCCCAACCGTACCATGGACGCTGCTGGTGTGACCCGGACATTGACACCGACGGAGCCTACACTACGGGTATATGGACCGCTCGGGGTAAGGTTCCACTGAATCGCTGTTACAGACCCGCTAGGGGGCATCGTGGTCGCGCTGACTGGCGGTGCGAATGGTCCCGCCGAATCGCCGGACGTCCCATAAACCCGGAATTCGTAGGTGATGGCTGGGGCCAGTCCGGTGACGAGTTTGGTTGTGGCTGCCAGTCCGGCAACAACGGCCGACCACAACGCGGCACCAGCAACGCGGTATTGGAGTGTGTAACTTGTCACAGATGTGCCGCTGGCGGGCGGAGACCACGAAACTAAAATCGTATCGCTGCTTTGCGGCACTGCGGCGACATTCGTCGCCATGCCAGGGGAGGCAGCTCCGGGAAGCAGGGTCACATTCAGCACTGCGGAAGCCGGACCTTCGCCCGCCCTGCCGATCGTTGTAACTGCAATCTCATAGCTCAAGCCAGCGAGAAGTCCGGTGAGCAGGTAAGATGTTGCGTAACTGCTATCCGTAGCCGTCGCCCAGCTTGCGGTCCCACTCGGGCGATAGCGAACTGCATACCTCACTGGAGGTTCGCCGCTCTGTGGCGCCGACCATGTCAGGCCGATGCTATTGGTGGATAGGTTGTCGGCCGCCAGATCGGTGGCCGGCCCGGGTGTTTGCTGCGCAGCGGCTCCACACAGGATGGCGTGGACAGTGTTTCCCTGAGACGAAGAAATCGCACGTACCAAGGAGTATTGACCAGGCTTCAGCAGTAACCCACCAGAGCTGCCGTAAAACCCGGCGCCGAAGGTGACGTCCCCAGAACTGAGATTGATGACCTCGCAATGAAATCCGCTACCCACGTTTTGGAATAGGGCGGAAATTGTCAAAGGTTCTCCGCAGACCAGCATGCGACCATTGTGCACCGTCACGTCGAGCACAGTGTCAGTTTCGAGTTCAATTATCGGCTGCCGGACGACGGGCAGCTTGGAAGACAGCCATTGCCACAGCGCCCCCATGGTTTGTCTTGCCAGGATGGCGCTGCCCTGGCCGACCCAAAACTGGTCGCCGTCTGAGACGGGAACCGCCGGCGGCGCCTCATCGATAGTACGCGCGTTAAGTAGATCCGCGTACCTAATGGCGCCGACCATTCCGCCGTGATGAATCACGACGAGATCATCGGCGGCGGGACCGGTAACGCGCGGCAGGGTCGCAACGTTCAGTGTGCCCCCGGATCCGGCGTCTGCGGACACCGGCCAGGTCGCCGAGATTACCCCGGCTGAACTGATCGAAATAGACTCGCCGGCCGAGAATACGGATCGTATGATACCGCTGTTAGCGAGGCGCAGTTCGCCGTCGATACTGACGATGAAGCGTTCATCGGTCCCGAGTGTCGCGTTCGGCGAATCCGGCAGATTTCCGGCAAAGGCGGACAGAGTTCCATCATGCAGTATCAATCCATCGCCAACGCTCAGCGGCTCCGGGCCGCCTGCGCCCAGGCTCTTGCGCCCGAGCAGCGTATTGGTGGGGGCAAGAATAGCAGGCTGAGTGCCTGCCAGAAGGTTCCCGACGGAAACCGCGTGCGCAACGCCCGCCTGACTGATCGGGACTTCATCCGCAGCGGATACCGAAGTAGCCGTGGGGAGCTGAGAAATGGTCGGCATCGTTAACTCCGCTGCCAGCGGTCATCGGGATTGAACTGTGGTACGATTCAAGCAGCGACTTGCGATCCGCTGCACACGGATATCCATTTTGTGCCATCGTAGAACACCTCGACACCTGTCCCCGCGCCGGCGACGTCGCTTGGTTTGCGACCGTTGGTCGCGAAAGCCTTGGCGCCGGCCGCCGCTGCCGCGGGGAGATTTGCCACGGGGTAGGATGGCAAAACCGGTGGGCCGCTGAACCGGGGGCTGACAGCATTGCAGCGGAAAATCTCCCGCCAGGTTGTCGCGCCATCAGAAACAATGTGGTACCGGTCGTGCTGTCGCAGTACGATCGGCCCGGCATCGATAGTCTCGGTCCCGGCTGGCGCGATCGTCACGCTGCCCGATCCGAGTGCGGAGAATGTAAACCCCGTGCCGGCTGCTACGGTGCTCGCGGATGGCAGAGATATGGTATAGGTACCAGAGCCGACAAGAAATACTATGTTCCCGGCTAGAAATGCACCAAGTGTCGTATTGCCCGCGGCCACATTCTGCCAGCCGACAGTAATTCCCTTGCCAACGGGGTACGACAGCCCGCCCTGATACCAACGAAGTATTCCTAGATTACTGTCAAATGCCAGCCGATTGCTTGCCGAGGACTCGAAGGCAATGGAGTGACCCGCTGCAAGCCGGATGGCCGCGGCGCCAGGCATCTGCCGTGCATAGGTCGTATCAAGAACCGCGGTCGCGAACGGCACGCCAATGTTGAAGACGCGGTGGACATTCCCGGTGGAATTCTGCGCGAGATAGACACCAATGACATTGGCCACCTCCACTGGTGTGCCGGACGTATCGTGCTGGCCGATCACCAGTGACTGGACTTGCCGCGTCCCTGCATCGTCGGGCCCGTTGCCAATCCAGTCCATCTCCACGGTCAGCGATTCGCCAACCCAACTTGAGGGGTGGCCAGTAACATCGCGGTATTCCAGGCACGCAGCCCATAGTTCCGGCTGTGGCAGTGCTTTCCCCGTCTCGTCCGTGGCAACTGTCTGACGGACCGTCTGGACGTAGCGCGCCACATGCTGTGCGGAGGGGCTGCCTGTCGGTGTTTGGACTCCTGCCCAGATCAGGCGGTCAAGCCCGGCCCAAACATAGTTGGCCGGGCTGTTGTAGATAATGGTGTCGCTGCGAGTGTTTGCGATGACAGCGCTGGACCCCCCATTGTGGTCCACAATGTAGGACGTGTGGTGGGCGCTGAAGTCCACCGACTGCGATCCGGCCTGCGAGACTGTAGTCCCAACACCGGAGTGTCCTGTGACCACACCAGGCAGGGTCAGAGACGCCGGGCCGGTGCCGCGCGGAATTGCGTCTGCCAGGGATGTTCCATTCGGCAGCGTCGTGCCGTCGACGATCCACTTCACCCGCTTCGTGAGCGGCATGCCCCATGAGCCAGGTGACTGCAACACGGCGACCCCGTTGGGAACGTAAATGGTCCCACCTGGCGCTGCCGCCTGGTATGCAGCCTTGAACGCGGCTGTATCATCTGCAACCCCGTTCAACTGCGCATTGTACGGCGGCAGTTTTACATTGATCACCCCGTCCCGGCCAGGGTTCGCGTCAACGTACTGCTTTGTAGCCGCGTGGTTCGGCGCCGTGGGACTTCCGGCCAACATGAGCGCGCCTGAAAGTGTTCCACCCGCCAAGGGAAGCAGCGTTGCGACTTGTCCGTCGACATATTGCTTGTTCGTGGCATGCTGCGCGGCAGCCGGGTTGCCAGCGAGGGTCAAAGCACCGGTGAGCGTTCCACCGGCCAACGGCAACGCTGTGGCGACCTGATTGTCGACGTAGCGCTTGGTAGCGGCGTGCCCTAGCGACACCGGGTCGCCGCTCAACGTCAGGGCGCCGGAAAGCGTCCCGCCCGCTTTCGGCAGAGTTGTTGCAACCTGGGTATCGACATAGCCTTTCGTGGCTGCCCCAAGCGTTGTAGTCGGGTCTGCCGCCAGGATCAGCGGGCCGGTCAGAGTGTCACCTGATCGGCTGACCCGCCGATCAACATATTGCTTGGGGGCGGCCTGCAGCGCAGCCACGGGATCGGACGCAAGTGTCAGGCCGCCGGTTAGGGTGCCGCCGGCAAGTGGAACAGCCGCGGCGACCTGGACATCCACATAGCGTTTGGTTGCGGCGTGCCCTACGGCAACTGGATCCGCCGATAGCGTAAGCGGACCGGACATAATGTCGCCGCTACGCAAGACACGTTCGTCAACATACTGCTTCGGGGCCGCCTGCAACGGCAGCACCGGGTCGCCGCCCAAGTTGAGCGCACCAGCCATTGTTCCGCCCAACACCGGCAGCCGAGTATCCGCGACTGTATCGACATACAATTTGGTGGCCGCATGGTTCGGCAGAGTCGGGCTTTTCACAAGCGAAAGAACGCCGGTGACTGTGCCACCTGTTCTCGGCAGGGCTGTGTCGGCTGCCTGATCGACGTAGGCCTTTGTCGACGCTTCTAGTGGCAGAACAGGATCGGCGTTCAGCACAAGAGGGCCTGTCATTGTGCCGCCCGTCGTGCTCAGCGCGCCTGCAGCGAAATCAGACAGCGTTACGGCAGCGCCCGATCCGGTGGGAAAGACCACAGCCTGGGATAGGTCGATGTTGGCGACGTATGACAGGCCGCTTAGGAATTGCTGATAGGGGACGGCAACGTTTTTTCCGCCCTGGCTGAGCGGAACCAGGTCGCCGCTTGCCGGAACGACACCGCTAGGCAGAGCAGAGATCACAAAGGGCGTCGCGGCTGCCGCGAGCGTGCCACCCGAAAGAATCAGGTTTTCGCCGACGGTCAGGTTTTCCGGTGCGCCCGTCCCCTTGCTGCTACGTCCGAGGAGTGCTCCTGAGCGCGCCGCGATTTCCGGCTGTACGCCGGCGAGAATCTGTGATCGCGTGACCTTCCTTGTGGTGCCGGCCTGACTCACCACCAGCTCGTCTGAGTCGGATGCGGCCGTTGCTGGTGCGAGTTGCGAAATAGTAGGCATGCCAATGGAACTCCAACGGCGTGCGATCACACGCGCGTGCCAACATGTGCACAGATACGGCGACGCATTCGTCGCCGTATCGAGGGACTAGGGGCTTGGGGTTATCGCCGGATCATCATGTGGCGACCGCGTCGAGCAGGCAGCTAGGCGGCCCGGCACGTCCGATGGCCGCTGGTGCTTGACGCTCCCCACGGCCGTCGCTTGCTCGCGAGGCAGGTGTCGCTGGCATTGCCGCGTGTTCCGGACAATCTAGAAGGTTGCCAGAACCGGATTGCCGGCATGATCGGTCAGTATCAACCCGTTCGCGATTTCTATGGCGGTGCCGGGGTAGATGGGAGTCGAAAGGGACATTACAGGCAGAAGCACGCTTCGCTGCAATGTACGGCCGAGCGACGTCGTAATCAGAATCGTTACTGTGTATACGACACTCTTTTGACCCCCGGACATCCAGAATACGGCGCGCGTGCCATCAGCAGTGATGCCGCTTACCACGAGATCGCCGGGATTATTCGGCGACACCGAAGCATCAATAGCCGCGATAGTATCGCCCTCATTGCCGACAATGGCGGGGCCTACGTCAAGTTGATAATCCAGGATGTCGTTGGGATCCTTCGCCGGCCAGTTGAGCGGCGCCAGCGGAGAAGCCGTGGTTCCCCTGGGTACAGGGACAAACGAGTCCAGAGTGATAACCCGGCTTTCGCTCGGGCGCCACAAGTGAGGAGTTGGCGTAGACATATCGGTGAATCCCAGACGTTCGTGCGGGCACGCGCGGTAGGCTTATTGATTGTCCGTGGGCGGCTCGCTCGCCATCAGTGCGCTGATGCGTGCGCTAAGAGCTGCAAGCTGAGCCTGCAACTCTACAAGAGTGGTCTGCGGTGATGGCATGGATGCAGGGGCGGGCATGAAAAAACTCGTGCCGTCGTAAAGCCATCCCAAGCCGACCTGGTCGTTTGGGACCACGATCCATGTGACCTGCTCATTAAAGAAGCCTGTTGGGTCGCGATCGGACTCGAGCAGTTCCACTACTCTGCTGTCTTGCACCCGGGCATAGGTCAGTGACTCCATTCTACCACCTCACCACGACAAGACCGGCGGCGCCCACAGCACCATCATAGCGGGTCATGCTATCCGCGCCCGTCCCGGCCCCAGAGGCACCGCCCCCAGGAAATATGCCTGGTACTCCGGTCGTACCGCTGTTTTGCGCTCCACCCATCGGCGCTGCACCACCCATGCCGCCCTGGTTGAGAAGGCCCGCCTGCCCCGCAGAGCCGGTCAGGTTCACGTCACCCCCAACGCCTACGCCGGGGGGTGTTGCGCCGTTTTGCGGCGCGCCGGAGTGGGCCAAGTAGTTCAACGCTCCACCGGTTGCGCTGACGTATACGCCAAAGCTTGAGCTTCCACCGGGCAGGGGGGCAAGCCCGGATGTTAGACCCGCACGGCCGCCCGGTCCGACGGTGACCGGGATCATCTGTCCGGGCGTCAGCCCTGTGATGCGCTTTCGTGCATATCCTCCACCTGACCCGCCGCCGCTCGCCAGACCCGGTACTGACGCGAACGTACCGGCGCCCCCACCCCATAGCTCGACTTCAACCTGTGTCACCCCTGCGGGAACGGAAAAGTTCCCGGACGAATTGAACACCTGTACGCCGGAGCCAAAGCCAGGCCGCAATGACGGCAACTTCCAATCGAGGACAGGCGCCGTGGGCAAGCGCGCGATGTGAGCGTTTGAAACGACCGGTTGTCCGTACGATACGGTAACCACGTATAGGCCCACCCAGCCATTGTCGACGGCGGGGGTGGTTTGAGTGCCTGTATTCGCCGCGATACCGGCCTTGAGTTGCAACTGAACGCGTTGCGCACGGACCGTGTGCTGCGGCTGGCCGGAATTAGCCGGCCCGCTGTAGGGTTGGCCGGGGTTAGCCGCATTGTAGTAGGGCAGCACAAGCGGCTTGGCGTCCGCTTCCTGAAAGGCAGCTTGGATCAAATAGTTGATCGAGGAGCCAGATGTGGTCGGAGCGCTGAGCGGAAAGGACGTTGCCGCCAGGTTGATACCCTGCTTGACAATTGTGCTGCCGGTATCGGCCGGCAGGGAGCCATATTCAAGCGGGTCGACAACAGCCAGTTGGGCCATGGTCCCAGGCCCGACGGTCACGCCAAGTGAGGCTGGCGTAGTAGGTGTGCAGGCGAGCCCATCGACGACAGGTGCTGTGCCGAGAATTGCCTGAGCCAGACATCCCAACCCAATCATCGCATTTCGATTGACCGACAATATGTCTGTATCGAGTGGGATGCTGCCCGGGTAAACCAGGGTTCGATCCATTTTGTCTCCATTGAGCCGAATCCGGCCCGTCAGCCGACAATGCGTGTCCAGGCAACCGATGAGATCGGTAGAACGCCTGCGACGGCCTTATTGATATCTGCGTCGGTGATGCCGCCGCGAACCGCCTCGATATCCGCGTACGATGAAAAGCCGGAGCTATAGCCGCCACTGCCCCACCCAAGGCCGCTGACGGTCGGGTCGCGCTCAGGGCGATATGCAGTAATGAAAAACTGAAAGGGCAGGTTCAGGTTACCCCACCCACCCGCCCTTCCGTAGGCGAAGCCGTAACCGGCTCCGGCAGATCCTGCAGGGGATCCTCCGTATGAGCCAGTGTCGCCGCAGTGAGCTGGTTCGAAGATGACAGGTAAACGTCCGGTCAAGTCGGCCAGCACAGCGGAAACAGCCGTGCGAGTTCCTTTCTCCCGCAGGATTTCCGCCAGGACCTGCCGCCGGAATGCGTCATCTGCCTGTCCGCTACGTCGTCTCAGCCTGTAGCCGAAGTAATCATTGGCAACTGCATCCAACCAGGTTTCAGATGCGGTGCTAATCCGCGTCTGCCGTCTGACATACGTTAAGAGCGTATGAAAGTCAGCCCAACTGCGTGCAACCCCTGAAAGCACTGTTTCCAGCACGGGAGCGGTATCACTGAACCACCCGACTGGCAGCACATCGCGAAGCCGGCGAACGAAGTCAGCCTGGTCACCGGTCATATCAGATCACCGCCACCATGCCGGCTTTGACGACACCTCGCAGCGGAGGACCGAAGTCGGTTGCCTGGCCGTTGATGTAGACATCGCTGATGTTGGTTATGCTGTCGCTTGCAGCGTAGGCGACTTGCGACAGGCGCGTCAGAGATAGCCGGGCATTGATTCCCAGTCCGTTGACGTGCCGCTGAACCGCCGACACAACCTTGATCCTAACAGCACCAAGCTGGACGCCGGGCGCCAAATCCAGGTTCATGGAAATGTCGGCGTGCACGATACTGGGACCATGTACTGCGAAGATCGAACCGATCGGACGCACCTTGCCGACAGCCGAAGCAACGTCCGCCAGTAACGATGGGCTTGGAACGCCAGTGCCATCGTCAACGGTGATCAGAAAGTGCCCAGCGCGTTGGGTGCCTGCCGCATCGGTATTTTCGTCGATGGTGTATCGAAGCCCCTGGCGGGTACTGGCGATGGCGAATTCAACGGCATCAGCGGTTGCCCGTGATCGGCTGTTTATGTAGCTGCGAAACCGTTCACGAAATGCGTCATCCGGCTCGGCGTCATGTCCGCCGGCCAGCGGCGCGGGATTGGTCACAGTGTCGACCCCAGGCAGAGAAGTTGCGATCAGTGTGATCGTGTCGGCCTGAACATTTCCTGACACGCCGCTACTTTCGGCCTGGACCGGAAACTCGCCCGCGAGCTGAGTGGCGGCGAGCACATAGCAGCCATCCGCAGGTGACCACAGCGCGTGCCTGGCGTCTGCTACTACTGTGAACCCCATGGTTCCATCCGCTGTCTTGACCCGGGAACCGGGCGGAATCAGGGTTCTTGTTCCCGCGGTCTGTCGCGCGAAACGAACAGACCCAACGGCAGGCGTCGCGGGGAGACGTTCAAGACCAAAATCCTGCATCCAGCTATCAAGCTCCTTGTCGGAGCTTGTCGCTGCCCTCGTGGACTGAAGGATTTGAACGGCCAGCCACTGCATCCATAAGACGACGGACGCGTTTGCTTCTAGCAAGGCTCGGAGGACAGAGCCGACGGAAACATCAAGTAAGCGACCTGCTGCGGCATGCACGGCCGCCGACATGTCGTTGACAAGCTCGGTAAATGTGCGGAGAGGCAGACGCATTCTATGCCCTCACTGGCACTGAAAGGACTTGTTCGCGCGCGGCAAACGCACTCTGAAATCGGATATCCACAAAAAATGTTCGGTTTTGATCCCCGGCGGTGCTGCGCACCGTCACCGAGGGCTCGAGCTGCGTTGACACCGCTGGCTCAAGCCTCAACTGATGGAGGATGAGCGCTTGAAGACGGCGCGCATCAACCGCGGACCCAACAAATCCGCCCAGGCTCGCGCCATACGGGATGTTCCAAATGTAACCGCCCGCGTTGGTCAGAAGCCTGCGCAATATCCGCTGCTCGGTCATCACCGTCTGTGATGCAACAAGAAGATCACCGGTTGGGCCGAATGCCAGATCGCTTCCCCACTGATGCGCGATATCACCCATGGTCGTTATCCCTGCGGTGTGGGTTCCAGGGTGATGGTACCGTTCTGCGTGCGATGCGTGTGTTCGTTGTATACCTCTCGCAATCGGCCAAGAGCACCCTTCTTGTCGTACACCTCGCCATCGACATGAAGATCACCCTTGATCTCAATGCGCCCGTCATTTGTCAGTTTGATGTGACTGCCGGATTTGTGCACAAGCCAGCATTCGCCGACCTTGGCGGACGGAGGCGGGTGGCGATTCGAGTAGGCACTGCCGACGATAACGCCATGCTCCGCACTACCCTCCTGTGGAAGCACGAAGACCTGGTCTCCAGGACTGGGCATGCAGATCATACCCCACCCTTGGCCTGCCCATGCTGACAACACCGGAAGCCAACCTGTCTGAACACCGTCTGGCTGGACAATGACCTTGGCAACGGCACGTTCGGTATCAATCGAGGTTACAATGCCAAATCGCGGCTGCCCGCCTCGCGCATCCAGCCGTCCGGCCTGCATCTTGACTGAATTGATCAAGCGATCCATGCAAATCCCTTCGTCGGGCGCACAATGGCATGCACCACTACAGATCTTCGGCGGATTGACGCGCTCTTACGCGCTGACGAAACCCGCTAAATGGACTGACGGAGCGGTCGATATAGTCAACATCGTACTTGCCATCAAAACCCGCTCCTGTTGAGGACAGCATCACTCTCGAGCGTGCTGTCATCCGCAACTCTCCCGGCATTTCAAGTTCCAGGATCTTCTGATGTTGCCGGATGTCGCGCCGGTAGCGCCGTACGATCGAACCGACGTCGGCTGACTGCAAATTCGGCTGCAACAACATGGGCGCGCGCGTGCTTGCCAGCATATCTGACGCCAGTGTCGTCTGCGACGCCGCACCGAGCGCCGCACCTGTGCTGAAAGCCTGCTGAGCCAGTGAATTCCAGGAGCCGACGGTAAGCGTCGAATCGTCGCTGATCAGCAGATCGCGTTCCAAACGCAGCTCTGATACGTCGCTGACTGCTATCGGTACGGCTGGTCCGCCGCGTTCACCACGCGGATGAAAAAACAAGGTCCGTCCTTCGACATACAGGTCGAAGTCCTGGTCGTGTGCCAACTGCACGATCAGATCCCAATCGGACAGCGATCGGCTATAGCCGCCCAGCAGTATCTGGTCAAAATCAGACCCATAGGATCGGCCTGCCATTCCGATCGAGGCAGTCACGCGAGGCTCAAGTCCCTGCCGCATGGCCAGCATTGCCACGATCTCGGACGCGCTTTGATTCGGGAAATGCTGCAGCGTGTAGGAGTCGATCAGCGCTGCCGAGAAATCTCGTCCTTCGATACGGGCGATTCGGTGGATCGGGTTCACGGTAAACCGATCCGCTTTGCCTTCGATCAAGCGCGTGAAAGCTGGCGCCTGGGTTGTGCTGACTTGGACTTCCATTGTCGGCCGCCGGTCTGACGTCCAAAGCGCCAGTTCGGTGTGGACTGAAGTGATCGCAATGCTAACGTGGAAGGAGTCTGCGCTATAATAGTTTGTGGAAATAACTCTGGCGTCAATCGCACCAGGAAGTGGAACTCCGTCGGCCAATACGCGCAGCGTGGTATAGCGGGCGGGTGGCGCCGAGTTACTGTCGGACAATGCCTCCTCCCGCACTGGGATCAGTGTCTGGAATCTTCAATTCGACAATCCCGTTGATCGTGGGATCAGACAGGTCATTGGCCCGCGCCAGGCGGATCCATTGCGTCGCATCACCCAACGCAGATGCCGCCACTCTGAACAGGTTGCCACCGGCGACGATAATTGTTTTCATTTAGCTCGCATTCGATAACAGCCGTAGGATCGCGCGCCGAACATAGGATCGGGTCAGCGCTGCAAGCGCCATCTGACTGACGCACTGCGCTAGCATCAACAAGTCTGCCGCTGTGGCCGTGGCAAGATTCGAGTCGCTGTCCGCCATTGCAATCATGGCATCCGACAAGTCATCGTCCAGATTGCCGCGGAGTGCCCGCAGTTCCGCAACGGCCGCCGATCGCGGTCCTTCCATCAGGAACGCCCCGCTGTCCGCTTTGCTCACAAGGCTACTAAGCGTGGGAGACCATCTGGATCCCGCAGAAGCAGCCGCGAGAAGATCCTGTTTGACAAGCTGCTGCGGCGTCAGCACAACGCTTTCAGATGAAGCTGGCTGCGGAACTATCGCGCATTGTAGCCGGTATGGTATCCAGGTGCTGTTCGCGTAGTCAGCGCGAAACTCCCGGACGATGACGGCATGAAGAAAGGAGTCCCAAGCAAGGGCGACGACTTCACCGGCGCGGCGCATCATGTCGAGGGTCCGAGCGCGTGCGGATGCTTCGGGCCCTGAGAGCACGCCATCGAAAGCGATGTCACCCTCGTCGGCACCAAGGGCTTCGACCAGGGTGCGGCCGTTACCCAGTCTGTGTTCAACAAGACGCTGCGATCCGCCGAATCGCACGGTGGACGGAACCTCAAAGTCCCGGAGTGTGATCGCGCCGATGATAATGGACACCGCATTCCACCACAGTTGATGAATTGGACTTCAATACGCACCTCGGGAGGCCCGACGCTGCGTCCGGACGCGGCCTCCTAATACCCTGACATGATTCCCCAACCCGGTACAGCGCGCGGATCGACGGAGGATGGCCCGCGATTGGGTTGGCTCAGCGTCCGTTCCAGATGTCGCGTCACCCAACTGCCAAGTGCATTGCCATCCAAATGGATCGTTGCGGTGGTAGTAGGGGACCACCCGTTGCCGGATTGTCCCGATTGTGACGGATCGCCGGCAGGCGTTGCGCCGTGCATCAACCGCGGATCACCGAAGCCTGCGGACGCATCGGTATAGCGGCCGGCTGGTTCTTGAGGCGAGAAGGAGACCATGTCACTCCGGGTAGGCGCACGGGCGCTGCCAGCCCAGGCAGTGCGGGCGACAGGTTGCGCGCGCCAAACCCTGACGTCGCCTTGCGCATCGCCGCTTTGCCCGTCAGTTGAACCGGTTGCTGACAGCGGCGGCGTCGCTCCTGCGGGATTCGAGCTACCGGCGTGGGGTCCGGCAGTTGGCTCAACGCGCGACATCTGCCGTCGGGTCGGCTGTCCGGGAAGCGGCCGGACCTGCATGGCCAGGGAACTTACAGTGGGCGTCGCAATATTGGACAACGATACGCCGCGTTCCTGCCCGCTAGATCCGGCTCTCTGTGCCGCACTATGGCGCAACGACTGCGAGACTGCGCTGCGAACGGGCTGTCCGGCAGTGCCCGCCAGCCAAACTCCGTGACGGTTCTCATATGCGTTTGCAGCGTGTCCAGGCGGTGCCCACCACTCGTGCCTGGGCTGCCTGGCGACCCGACCCGCGACGGGGGCTGCTGCACGCGCTGCTACGCCTGTTCGAGCCTGCCAGCGAGACGGCCGCGCCATGCGTCGCGCGAACTGTCCGGCAAGGCGGGACTGGAGACGGGGTCGCGGATGCGACAAGAGCCGGCTTAGCGTGATCATTCCCTGGCGTTCCACCACTGATTGACCCCTATCGGCGTATCGCGTTTATCGCCACTGCATTGCATGCCAGTCGAATTCTCGTCCGTCCAACGTACCCAGCGCGACGATGAAGGCGAGCCGATCATGTGCTGACAATGAAAAGGCGACATCGAATGGCACCCCGGACTTGACCAGGTAAAGACAGTCGATCAGGTCGGGGTGCCCAGCGAGTTTCCCGCGGTTGCTGTTCCGGCTTCGGCATCCTGCTGTGCGTCAAGCGCATCGGCGATCGCCGAAAGGCCTGATTCGCCAAGCCGTTCCACAAGGGCTTCGATCTGAGCCTCATTGGCCGGCGCGGGCGTCGGAATGCCATCGATCTCCGTGACACCGAAAACCAAAGTCGCCATTGAAATCCAGGGTTGGTTCTGTGCTAAAATTGGACCCGCGGCTTTGAATAGCCTCAATGTATCCAGCGCTGTCAACGTCCGCAGCTTCAAACGGCGGCCTTTGCTATCCGTGACTTCCTGCTGACGGACGCTGGCGGCCAGAATGGATTGCGTTGGAGTCATCACACCCTCCGCCGCCGCACCGCGAAGAATTCAAGCTTCTGCTTGACGCTTGCGTCGCCTTTCCAGATGCCGGCATTCGCAAGGCGAAAGGCAACTCCGTCATATTGGTAGGTGGAGGTCGAACCATCCGTCTCCGTCACATACTGATACATCGTGGACAATGACGGGGGGTTTCCATCAAAATACTGCTGCTCCGTCGATGCGACGAAATCATCAAGGCTGGAATTTCCACGTTCCACCTCGAAGCTGCCTTCCCAGCCGCGCGGCAGTTCCGCGCCTAGCTGAGTACCGTCGATGCGACTCACACGCACCGAATGGGTCAGTTGCCGGCTCTCAAACCCCGTAACATGAGACAGGTCCACACGGCCGGTCGGCGCGATAATCACAAGTTGGGCGTCTCGCCCGATGGAAAACGCTGTGATTGACATGAATTACTCCGGGCTAAACGGGCTGGCCGCTCGGCAGGGTCTGGCGGGAGACCTGGACCGTCTGCCCGCCTTCGACATTGACGATGAACTTTTCATTGATCGCCTGGTATTGCACCTGCACGTCGGATTGCACGTAGCCCAAGCCCGTCCGGTGTGGCGGGTTGTTGGATTTGTCGCAGATCACGGCGAACGGCAGGCTGCCGTCGTAGCTGCCAAGCATGCCCTGTCCAAGCATACCTTGCAGGAAAGAGAGCTGGGTCGCCCGGATGTTCCGGAACAGGTCGGTGTTGATCACCTGCCCCACATAGTGGCCCATGCCTGCCGCCAGTGTTGCGGCGATATAGTTTGTCAGCCGCGTATAGTTGTCACCGTTGATTGCTGGGTTGGAGGCAGCGTTATGACCACCCCGTACGCCCCAGAAGCTACCGGCAGGCTGAGGATTGGAGATAACGTCCAAACCCGCCTCTAACAGCGCCGCAAGTTCGGCAGACGAATAGGACGCCGTCTGCCCGGAACCTGGTGTGCCCGATTTTTGGCTGCCGACAATTCCATAGATCGGCTTGTTGAGGCTGGATTGCTCAGGCGAGAGATTCGCCAGGCGCCCGGCCGCAAAACCTTGAGGCGATATCAGGCGAACCGTCTCGTTCACTTGATCGGACCACCAAAGCCAGTCGCCGAACATCAGCTTCGCGGAATAGCTATCCAGCCCCGCCTGATGCTTCGTGGTGACGGCGTGCTGGATCGTATCGCCGGCCGGCGTTGTCAGCACCATGTAGATGCCTTCCTGCAAGCCGAAGCCCGCCTGCGTGGACCAGGTAGAGGGTTCGTCGCAGTCCGCAAGCAGTGCGATCCCGCACCCCTGGCCGCGAAGAGCATACATCCCGGTCCTTGGCGGAATGTCGGAGCCGATCAGCCGCATCCCGGCGACACCATCTGCTCCATCCGTGCCGGCGGCCGCGGACCCCAGTGTCAGCGAGAATGCTGACGGCGCGACAATAGCACCACCGTCACTGGCGATAGCCAACTGTGACGGGCCACGTTGCGGTCCCTGACCAAGGTTGACTGCATCTGCAAGGCCGCGCCAGAACGTTGCCCCACTGCCCGTCAGGTTGTCGAAAACCTCGGGCGGGATCCCAGGCAGGGCGATCGTAAGGCGCCATGAACCGGGCCGCGACGCAGGCTGAAGGGAAATGGTGATCCTGTTGCCCAGACTGCCGGAATAGAGAGCGGTGAACGAAACGGTGGCACCAGGGACAACGGCCTGCGCTGCTGTATCGGTCCCATCGGTGACCCGCACGCACCGGAAGTTTTGGGCACCCTGCTGAACCGCCGTGGCCATCTGCGTTCCCATGTCGTGCTTGCGCGCTACGATGGGGCCGAAGCTGCGGGCATAGTCCGCCATGGTCGCGGCAAGCACCGGCTGGTTTGCCGGCCCCCAGGATGCCGTGCCGACGATCCCCAGCACATTGGTGGGGACGCCGTTCAGGATAAGGTTTTGCGGCGGAACAATCTGTACATACAGGTCGGGAACGACGAGGGCGGTTGTATTAATTGTGCCGCGCGGCGCGATAGGCATGGTGGTCAGCTCCGGCTTGCGAGTTCAGGCGTGACGCGAACGACGCAGGCGCGATGCTCGGTCTTGGTGATTTCTTCGATACGTGTCGTGTCCTCGATCACATCGCCCCGCTTGTATCTGCTAAATGGCGACGTAACGACCAGGATGAAATTCATCAATCAATCCTCAGGCGATGAAGTCGGCCGCGTTCACGGCAAGATCACCGAACAGCATGGCGGGCAGGAAGTCGGTCAGGATGGTGGGATACTCAGTCGTATATACAAGATCGCGCCGGTAGAGCAGGGCATTCTGCGCCTGGTCGAACACGGCTGTGCCAGCGTAGATCAGCCGCGCCTTTGTGCCGTCGCGCATGTCCATGAACGCCTGCCGGGCCAGCGCCGAGTCCACCGCCGCAACGGCCGCGTCCCGAAGGCTTGGGCTGGGGCACCAGAAGACGATCCGCAGATTCCGTTCCTGGCGCCGGATCTCCGTAAATCCCGTTGCCGACATGACGACACGTGCAAGAACCGATCCCGCATCGGGGAAAGTCAAGCGTGCCCCGGATACCTGAACCAGTCGCGTCGGCCGTATCAGGCTGGCGAGACTGGCCGCCACAAGGTCTGGCGTATCTCCGGGCGCCACCTTGTAGGCGAACGCCCCGCTGTCCAGCTTGATCCCTGCTAGCTGCCCGGGCTCGGCCAAGCCACCAAAGACAACGGTATTGCCTGAAACCGATGCCGACAGCCTTGTCGCTGTCGGCTGCGCATGCCACCGGGTTGTGAACCGCGTCGTCGTCCTGCCGGCTTCCGTATCAGGCGCAACCGTCACGTTCACCAACCCGGTCGCTAAATCGGCGTTCAGCGCTGCGGCGTTCGGCCAGCCCCGGTAGACGCGACAGACTACACCTAGAATGGACGACTCTTCCGTCCCGTCCGGATACAGCGCCTGACCGGCCAGCGCCGCCAGAGCGTCCTCAACGTCAGCAAGGTCCGCCATCAGGTCGTCGCCTGTTTGACGTTAAGACGCCATCCCAGATGACTGAGTTCTGTTGCCGTGACCACTCCGTGCCGTCCCAGGTCATCTGTCACCAGGTCACCGAGCGCAAGCACGACGTCTTCAAAAATGGGCAACAGCACTGTCCAGGTCGGCGCCGGGCCCCCGGACGGCAAACCGACCTCTCCTTGGCCGCCGCCACTCAGCCCGAGCACGCTTGCAGGCCAGTGCGTCAATAGCTCGGACGAACCAGCGGCGGTCAATCCTCCATAACCGCCTGTGACCGCCGCGACAGGCGCCGAGGTACGTCGGACCGAGATCAGGCGATTGGTCCGGACACAAAGAGCCGGCAAAAGGCTTTGCTGCTCCACGATGAACCAAGTGTCCTGGTCCTGGACGAGGTAATCGCCCGGCCGCGTGTAGGCACCATCGAAGTATCCGACCCATAAAGCGCTTCCATACGTGCTCGGTCCACGGAAATCTCCGGATACCGGGCTGAAGGCGGCGGTCAGGCGCAGATAGCGGTGGCTGCCGGTCAGCGGCTTAAACGTGCCCCGAGGACGATATGCGTCCGTCGGCCGCCCCAGAAATCGTGCCGCGCGATTATGGCCCCAGTGAATTCTGTCCTGCAGGCGGGTGGCATCCATAGTCAGATCACCAATGCAATGGACCCGGTGCGCAGCGACTGTCCCGGCGCGATACCGAGGAAACTGCACAGGCGCCGGCGCCAGTCGTCAAACAGCGCGGCTCGGTCGCGGACTTCGTTCTTGTTGTGGGTCCATACCGACGCCTGGTCCGTATCAAGGTTGGCACTGGCCTTGGGGATCGCGACCTCCAGCACGGTCAATGTCCCCAGATAGCGCCGGATAGCAGCCAGCTCGGGGTCTGAAAGATTGCTGATCCGATATTCAAGCAGGCCATTCTGCTGGTAAAACCGCCAGCCACCCGCCTCGGCGCGGGAGCTTCCAACGGCCGGGTAACCGCAGAACCGTCGAACGTCGGTCTTTTCGGCTTCAGACAGGGACATCAGGCACCTCGGTCGCATCATCCATCTCGAACAGGGCGCGCTTCAAGAACCGCGCCCGTGCTGTTTATCGCTGTGCCGCCTAGCCGATGTGCTCTACTACCACGGCGCGCTTGAATGCGGCATTGGTTGCAGTCGGAATGACTGACGGGTTCGTGGTGGTGTCGGACGGCGCACAGAATCCGCCGATCCAGTACCAGGACTGCGCAATAATTTGCTGCAGCCGGTCGATCGCCTCACGCGTGACCATGGCGACACCGTTGATCACTGACACGATCGAGTCCGCCGGCGCCACATCAGTTGCGGCCATGCCCGCATAGTCGCCTTCAACCAGCGCGCCCTGCCCGCAGATAATCGGGCGCCGAACCACCAGGCTTGGCGCGGTGGGGTGCGTCTGCACGAATGTTTCGTTCGTGGGGACAAATCGCAAGCCAAGAAAGTCGTTCGTCATCCCCTTGCGGAACACCTGATTCGCCGACGTCGCACCCTGGAACAATTGCTTGAAATCCGGATCTGCGAAAAGCTGGCGTGCAGAGACCGGGTCGAGGTAGCAATTGTAGGCGCCGTCGATCTCAGGCACAGCATTCAGTCGCAGCTTCGCGACGGCATCCAGCAGGCAGCCCATGGTCAGCGTGTCGGTGCCATTCAACTGCAGCGTGCTGCTCTTCTGGGCAGGCCGGATAATCGAGGAGGCGTTGGCCGCCATCACTGTATTGGCGGCAGTGCCGTCGGCGATGGTAACGTTCGTTGCAAAGGTAATCGTGCCAGAAACTCCACCCGGTGCAGTCGAAACGTTCGTTGCATCCGCGGCTGTGTTGACGGCATTATAGACGTTCGACCCGATAGTAACAGACAACGGTGTGGAACCGCTGATCGGCTGCTGGATGCCGTTCACAAACGCGGTCTGGAAGCCACGAATGTCGTCAACCGCAACCACGGGACCAGCCGCGCCCAATGTCGTGCGAACGCGCGTGTTCCCGCCCATGTAGGCCGCGAAAAGCGCGTTTCGTGCCAATTCGTCAAGGCTGCGAGCGGCCTGCTCGCCATTCGTGTGGGCGTTCTGCAGGAACTGTGATGCAAGTCCAACGCGGCTGGTGACCATGTTGAGGTCAGTGGTTGCCGCGTAATGGTTCATCGTGATGGTATATTGCTCGACGCTCCAGATCGTCGGCGTCAGGCCATTGTCCAGATTGGTGTTGCTGGCTGGCGGCAGCGGTGTTGTTACCGCGGGCTTCAGCCCGGCCCGTGTTTTTGTCAACGTCTCCCCGATGCCGACGGCAATCTCCTCGCGGTCGGCGCAGGCACGGAAGCCGAGCCGGGAGCGGAGCGCCGAGTCGAACTCGCGGTCAAGGAAACCCTGCTGGATGATCGGTTGCAGGGCAGCAGGAAAACTCTGAATTCCCATGAAGGATCCTTGGCTCTAACGCAATGATCTGGACAGAATAAGGGCAGATAGGACGATGCCGGCGCGCATGTCAGTCAACCCGCACGCGGGTGTTGCGGGTTAGCCCGAGTTGCAGCGAGTCTATGACGGATAGGGATAGAGAAGGCGTTAGAACCGTCGGCGCAGCATTTGCGCGCGTGCAGCCTGGTACTCTTCGTCCGACATTTCAGTCGCCAATTTTTGGCGCGGTGGATGAGAAATCGGGGCACCTGCCGGCGCGGACGAGGAAAGGCCGCCGAACAGCCAGGGTTTCTCCCGGCGCAAACGGTGCATCAGTTCGGCGCCGCCGGATACCTCACCCTTTTCGTCAAGCTTTGCCCCGGACAGATCGAGCAACTTGATCCCGTCCAGATCGACCATGCCGGCACGTATCGCTTCCACGCGCAGATTCGCGTGGATCACGCGCTGATCGGCCTGGCAGCGGAGATCTGCCAACTCCTGCTCGAGACGCGCCGCGTGGCTGCGCAATGTCTCGATAGAGTCTGCCGGGTTCCCTGGTTCAATCGGTTCGTTCGTCATGCTCATCCTTGGCCGAGCGGTCACGGGCGATGCGCTCCAGTTCCGCTGCGATGTCTTCAATGTCGTACGTGTCGGCAATCGCTTTGACCGCGGTCTCCCGGCTCACGTGCCCGGACTCGGCGAGTGTCGCCAAAGTCTGGGCGTCGCGCTGCCGATCTTCGGAAGAGGGAGCGTACCAGCGAGGCCATTTCAGTGTGAACAACGCATCGGGATCCATCGGTGCGATTGCGCGACCCCGTACGCGTAGTTGATACCGGTTCGATGCCCGGGCCACCATGCGCACCAGCGACAGCAATGCGCCTTCGCCGTATGTAATCCGTAAACTGTCCGCCAACCACAAGAGCCCCTGGTTCATGAGCTCCAGAGCCCGGCCAGACTGCGCGGCGGTCAGACGCTCCGGGCTTGCACGATTGCCGTGTACACTTTCCAGCGCCAGTTCCCGCAAGGTGCGCACATACTCTATAACGGCGGCCGAAGCAGTTCCGCCAATTTCAAGCAGGCGCGCGTCACCATGCTCACCGACGATCAGGGCATTGCCGGCGCCGCGCAGCAGTTCGCCCGTCGCGGCGGCGGGCTCCTTCAGCAGCAAGGTAGGGTCACTGCTGTATTTCAGGCCGCGGCCGGCTTGGCTCAACTGATAGTCGATCTCGATCTGGGTCTCGATCGCGGCGCGAAACGTGCACGCGCCATCATGCGGATCGCCAGTTGATGAAAGACCGGGCAAGTTCCGGACCCATACGATGGGCACAAAGCCGAGGTCGTGCCTCACCGTGCGTGACGTGTCGACAACCGGTGGCTCGGTGGTCCCGGTTGGCTGTGGGATGAACCACGTCTCGGTGGTTGAATCCCATTGCCGCACGAACCAGTAGTCGATGACCGGATCATCTACGTCGTAGCCGGCGGCCCGTAGCTGAGCACCTGAAACCTTGTAGCGTTCCGTGATCCGTTGCAGCGTGTCCGGAGCGTCCGGTGTCCACGAGGGCATCAGGTACATCGTATCGAGCACCTGAAGGAAAACCCGTCCTTGCAGGACACGCAGCAGGATCGCGGCGGAACCGATGGAACCGCGGATCGCTGCCTCGGTCATCACAAGGTTAAGCTGGGTTTCCTTCGCAAGTTCGGCCAGCGTGGCCTGGGTAGCCCGGTCGGAGCAGTCGATTGTTGGGAAGTGTCCCTCGCTGAACAGCAGGGCGACGCTGTCCTCGACCACAATGCGCGACAGTGGGTACCGAACGCTGGGCCGCCGGTGACGCAGCGGAATATACTCACCTGCGGGGCCTCGTTCGTCATGGAATTGGTACGGCAGAACATCGTAGATACGTCCGTCAAGGACACGCCGCAGGACGTCCAGGCGCCGTGTACGTTGCGGGTAGTCCGTGTCGTTCGGAATTAGGTCACAAATCGTGTCGAACATCGTTCCCGCCGAAGGTTCTGCGGCTTTTGAGCTCGGTCAGCGAGCCAGGAAGGGCAGCGTCACTCGCTGCGCCGGTTCGCCGACACGTAGGAGCGTATCGAAGGCACGCACCAGTGCATCGACCTGATCGTCCTTGCGGCCCATGGGAAACGCACGCAGTTCATCGAGCAGTGAGTGCGTCCAGTCGGAACGCAAGACGGCGACGTTGCCGGCTTCGATCTGGGATGCCAGCGGCATGGCGCGGGTAGCCTTGGAACCGGTTTCGCGCGAGGTCATCAGGCGGAATCCCGCCAGGCGCCCCGCCAGGTAGGTGATCTGGCTTCGTCCGGCCTGACCGGGATCTTCCGGCAGTCCGATCCAGACGCCGTCGCCATCCGAGCGCGCGGTCGTGGCTATGGCATCTTCCACCTGTCTTGGGCTGCCGCGGAGCCGCACCACGTCCAGGACCGTGAAGCGCCGCTGCGTGTCCCGCATCAGCTTAACGCCGACCGTCCAGTCCGGATTGTTGCCGTTGGAGGCGACGGTCGCTGCGAGATCCCAGGCTCGCACGATCATGTTGCCGGGATCCCGGGACGGTGCCGTGTCGATCACGGACAGGCGTTCGGTTTTGAACAGCCCGCCCGCCAATGGCCGTGGCGACTGTTGGAACAGAGACCACCATACCCGCTCTCCCACCAGATCTCTCTTTCGTTCAAGGGCTGCCTGATCCTCCCACTCCGGCCACAACGGTTCACCGGGCGCACGGCCCAATGGATCGTCGGGTTCGGCAATCGCCGGCAGCCGCACCACTTGCCAATCATCGGGACTGTGGCGCAGCAATTGTCCGCCCAGATCATCCTCATGCCAGCGGGTCATAATAAGGATCACTCTTGCCCGGGGCTTCAGGCGCGTCGTCAGGTCCGATTTGTACCACTGCCAGACGAAGTCGCGATGAGAGGTACTATCGGCTTCAACCTGCGACTTGATCGGGTCGTCTATGATGACCAGATCCGCCCGCCGTCCGGTAATTCCGCCCCGGATGCCGGTTGCGATGTATTCGCCCCCCTGTGTGGTACGCCAGTAGCAGGAGGAGCGTTCAGTACGGCTGAGGGCAAAACCGAGCTGTCCTTCGCGTGATCCGATCAACTCCCGGACACGGCGGCTGAAATTTTCCGCAAGCGAGGAGGAATGCGATATCGCAAGAACCGAAGTCTTGGGATGTTGGGCGAACCACCACGCGGGGAACAGCACTGATGTGTAGGTCGATTTTGCCGAACCAGGCGGCATGAGGACCAT